ACCGACCTCGCCAGCAATACCCGCAACCTCACCGCCAGTCCTCTTGACATCTTTGTAGACCTCAACGGCTGTCTTAATTCCCTCATAGGCTAGTTTGCAAGCCGCAAAGGTAAGCGTGATGGGCTCCACATTATCTGTGCGTCATAAAAGTAAATATAACGCCACCCATGCCTATCAATAAGACACCGCAGGCGTTAATGATTATTTGTTCCAAGCGTTTTAGCCGAGCATTGATTTGCTCGTAACGCATTGCACAAACTTCTTCATGTGCCGACAAACGGGCATCTGTTGCATCTATGGTTGACATATTAGGCTTTCTGGATAAAGGCTAAAGCGTAGTAAGGATTGAGGATGGAGAATGAAGTACCAGAACCATTAGAAGCGTTAGCGACAGTAACACCCGTAGTAGAACTGTTTGTTCCACTTGTGCTTACATAAGTAACGCCAGTATTTGTACCTTGCCAACCAGAAGCGCCAGAACCGCCTAAACCAGTTATGGAAGACCCACCGCTAATTGACAATGTGTGTGAGTGACCAGGGTCTGTAACTGTTGCCGCGTGTGTGTGCGCTGGCATATTACTTGTTGTCAGCGTTACAGATGAAACACCACCAGTTCCGTTTACCGCATAGGTAGAACCAGCACCAATGATGAATCTGTCTGTTAGGTTAGGCGTTCCATTAGAACCATCGCACAAATACCAGCCAGATGGAATAGACCCGATAGAGCCAGACCACATGGAGATAAGACCCGCAGGGATAGTAGCGCCTACTGCGGGTTGTGTACCAATAATTCCATACAAATTGTCGTATGTTTGTATAGTGGAGTCACTAGCGTCTTTTAAGATGAACTTATAGTTAAAGCCGTAGGTTAGCCATATTTCATTTGCTGGTCTACCATCGCTACCCAACACAATAGGGTTAGCGTTAGCCACAGTACCCGTGTTATCGGTATAGGTCGCTAGGGCCGTAGAAGAACCCGCTTGGTAGGTGTATATCTTGCCACCAGCAAGAGGAATGCCGGTAGTGGTAAAGAACTGAAAGCCGTTGCCGACTGGGGAGAGATTGACTGCCATTATTTTTCCTTACCTATGTCTTTAAGTTTTACGCCCGCGCCTGGTCGCAATGATTCTTCTACCATTTTGTTTTTGGCTCGCTCTTGGGATAATTGTCGCGCTGGTTCAACAAATCTACCAACAATCGGTATTTGTTCAACTAATTTTTTGCCATATTGAGCTGCCAACGCTGTGGCTGTATTTGATTCGTTTACAAATGCGCCAGCGGGTCGTGCTTCAATAAGTTGCCCAGTTTGAGCAATCTTACGCAAAGTCTGCGCTTCCTCGCCAAACAAAACATCTAGTTTCTTGTTTACATCTAGATTTTCTATTGCTTTAGAAAAAGCAGCAGGCTTGAACTTACCGCTTGCATCAGTGGAGTCTTTAATAATTACATCTAAAGCGCCAGCACGTAAATTCTGTTTTGCCGTAGGGTCATCAAACAATTCCATTGTTTTTGCAAAGTCTTTGTTCTTAGACCGCAACACAGCACTTTGGATAAAGTCTTTGGTATCAGTCTTGCCGTTAACTAAGTCAGCATAGACTTTGTTGTAGTTGGGACTATCACGATTAAGAAGGTCAAACTCTGATTTAGCAGTCGCTCTAGCCTTGTCAGCAAGTACTTTAGCCTCTACTGTTTCACCAATCAAAGGTAGTTTTTCTAACTCGCCACGCACCAAAGTAAGCGCATGGACAGCGTTGCCGTCATCTGCCTTTTGCGCTTTACGGGTTTCTCTAGCAATCTGAGTGCGGAGATTTTCATACTGGGCAAAATTCATTGGCTTGCCTTCAGCATAAGTATCAATTTTTGTTTTGATTATGGAAGGCAAAAAGTCTATATCTTCTTTTTCTGACAACGCCTTAATAGCGTTTTGACCAAATGTTTTACTGTCAACTTCAATTTTGCCAGCGCCAAAGTCATCTAATGCTTTGTATGCTTCGCCAACAGCACTTTCGTTTTGTTTGATTTTTCCACCAATAAACTCCATAGCGCCTTCAGCGTTAGCCACATAGTCTGGGGCAAACACATCTGGCGCTGTTTTTTCTTTTACTTCCACTAATTTCTCTTGTAAAGCCTTATTTTGTTCGTTAAATCCTTGCACAAAACGCGGGTCTTGACCGCGAGTATTACGCTCAAAAGAAATTAAATTAGGGTCACCAGTTGCTTGACCTTTAAATAATCTAACCCCCACGCTGTCAGCATCAACATAACGCTGTAACACTTTAAGGTCAATGTTTGCAGGGTTTTCTTTAGCAAGTTGTGCTTTTAATTCTGGGTCTTTAATTTCCGCTAAAGCAGCATCTAACATGGCTTTGTTAGTTGTCGCAGCTGAACCAGCAGACTGCATACCGCTAGGCTTAACAGTTTCAATACGCACTTTTGGCATTGCTGGCGCAAGTTCTTTAGCCGCAATAGCCACACCTTTGCCAAACTTGCCAACACCGACACCGGTGGCTGCTATTCCAGCCTCTAATAACGCTTGCACATCTTGAACTGGAACTTTAAACTTAGACGCAATACTTTGTGCGCTTTCATTTAAATGTTCACCAATGTAATTCTGAATAGATACAGGAATAGAAGTTTTATAGGCTTCTGTCTGAGCCAAACCAGTTAATCGACCTACTGGTTGTGCAATAGCCTCTGGAACTTTAGATGCCGCTTTTTGGGCTTCTTCTGGCGTTAAACCAAATGCTCTGCCTACGCCATAACCTACAAAGTTAGGAACTCCAGCAAGCATATCTATTGCGCCAGACACATTGCCTGCTATGGCTTTAGGAATGGCTTGCTTGGCTTCAAATGCTTTTTGCAATACAGAGCCAACTAAATTGCTTTGCTTCGGTGATGGTTGTTCTGCGGCTTGTGTAGTTTCTGGTGCATCCCACAAATCAGCAAGCGTAGATTTAGCAGGGCCTATTTCTGTGCCTTGTTTAAAAGTAGAGAAACGGCTTGGTTTTGGCGCTACATCCGCTTCTGGCGCATCCCAAAGTTCAGCAAGTGTTCCCATTAAAGAACTCCTAATTCTCTGGCTAACTTAATTTTTCTGCTTAAATCGGCTTGGTCAGCGGGTGACATAGACTTGCGTAGTTTTGCAACATCAGCAGGAGTCATTTCTTGGAATAAACGAGAATCTGCAATTTGATTAAATTGATTGATTTTTGTTTGGTATTCTGCGGCATTACCAACAAATGGCTGAACAAAATTAGATTTTGCAACCTTCATCTTTTCTATACCAATTAATTGGTCAGTAACCCTAGCAATACCTTCTTTTGTCATCTTGGTATTAGGATTAGCAAACTCAGCCAAAGCCCTAGCTGCATCCGTGTTACCACCAGCAAGTTGCAATAATTTGGTGTTTTTAATTAATTCATCAGTTGCTGTTGTTTCCAATGTTGCCAAAGGAATACCTAATACTTGAGCAAAACTAGCAATTACTTGCCTGCGCTCTGCAGTTGGCCCAGTCAACGCTTCTGGAGTTAGTTTCTTAATGTTTTGGAAAATACCAATTCTTGTAGGTGCTTGTTGGGCATCTGCATAAGTAGTTGCCCAATCGCCTTTTACAGTTTCTCCAACGCCAGTTTGAGCCGCTTGTTGGGCTGGGCCAAGTTGAGTAACTAAAGGTGCATTAGTACGCTGTGATGCTGTTCCCAATAATTTCTTTTGCCCAGTTATTGGGTCAATAATTTCTGTGCTTGGAGGTAATTGCGCTTCGATAGATGGGCCAGCAATGTTGCCAGGCGCTTGTGCTGCCAGTTGTGGGCTACCACCAGTAACAGGCGTAATAGTCGCACCAGTTTGAATAAACTGAGCAGATGGAAATAGTTTTTCTAATTGTGCTTCTGCGCTCAATGAGTTTGTAGCGTGTTTAGCAAGAAATGCCCGCAATTCTTTATCTGAGCCAGATGTAGGTAAATTTTGCGTGGCTTGTGTAATGGCTTCTGGAGTTCCACCAGCGTTTTTCATAGTTGACACAACATGGTCTTCTATTTGTTTTGGAGTTACTGGTTCTTTTTGATTTAATAGTTTTAACAAGTTTCTAGAAGAATTTTGTTGTTGTTTCAACATATTTTCTAGTTGAGCAGTATTAGTTCCAATTTGGGCAGTCTTAGCAGCTTCTTGTGCTTGTGTAATTCTTGGTGTTTCTGTGCCTGCCGCTACATTTGCCTCTGCTTGTAATCTTTTTAATTCAAGAGGATTTGTTTGCTCTGCTTGTTGGTAAGCCTGTGCGCCACGCGCAATACCAAGCATATCCCCAAGCGTCATTACTTGAGGTGGTTTTACTTGTAGTGCTACTGGTTCTGCCATGATTATTCCTTATGCTGCATAGAAGTCTGCTACGCCTTGACCAGGCAAAACTCCCGATGTAGGCGCTACTGGCCCCATAAATTGATTAGAGTTGTAATAACCTAAACCACCACCCGTTGCTGGCGCTTTAGGCGCTAACAGTTGGGACAAATATTGCTGATTGCCATATTGCTGTAAACCACCAGATAAAGCATTTGCTTGCCCAACAATACCACCCGCTTGAGCCGCACCAGCGTTGGCTATGTTTGTACCAATGTTGCCTGCAGCTGTTGTGCCTGCGGAGGTTGTTTGACCAAGTGAAGTTTGACCAATACCAGCAATGCCAGCCAAGGTGTTATAAATATTGCTACGACCTGTTTGAAAGCGATTAAACGCATTTCCAAACTCGGTTGATGCTAACCCTTGGGTGTAATCTTGTGCGCCTTTTAAAGCGTTTCCACTAATCATTCCACCCGCCATATTTGCCATGCGGTTAGTGGCTTCTTGACCTTGTTGAAGTCTGAATTGGTAGCCTGGGTCTATACCTTGTGCAAAATCTTCTGGTGTGTATTGCTGAGTTAGATAGGGCTTCATTGCGCCTATGTCGCTCAACGCAGAATAACCAGCCTCACGATACGGCTTTTGCTGTTCGTTGGTTAGATTAAATTGCTCTTGTTGCAGTTGAGCCGCATAGCGAGCCGCATCTGCTTGAGTTTTAGCCGCTTTACCAGCGGCATTAGCCCCAATTACACTACTACCAACGATTGCTGCTGCTACCCATGACATTTATCTATCCTCCAAGGCTTGCACCTTAATTTTGTTAGACGAATCAAAAAGTGCTAACTCGTCTGGTTCTATCAATTCTTTTTCAATCTTGTCTAAATTGGTTTTACTTGTCTTATGAAAAGTAATTCCAATAGCATCAGTTACCGCTAAAGTCACCCGTTTAGTACCCGCCTTAGAACACAGCACATCGCCAGCGTTCAAAGTAACCATGCCCTTTTCAGACCAAGCAATAATTTGCCCTTTGGCGCACAAAAAAAAGTGGTCTTTCTTATGCACTTTGCCAACAATCAGCGTTCCTGCTGGTCTAATCAATTTTCGACAATACATCCCACCAGAGAAATAATGCTCAGTCTCCAACTCAGCCTGTGGCATTTTTATCATTTCATGCTGTAAACGCTCAATTTCCTCAAGCGTTGGCACATGATTTTGAAGTAACTCTATATCAGACATTGTAATATGGCACTTTGTATGGAATGCCATTTATTGTTATATTGATGAAGCCCACAGGGTTAGCCGGCAAAGTCGCAGAGCCAGCCGTAGCCGTAGCTGCCGAACTAAAGTTGAGCAGATTAAGGAAGAACTGTTGCCAAGCCCTTGTAGGGCGTTTAGTCTGCCCATCTAAGAACTCAGTCTGAGGATATGGGTTTAACTGCGAGGTATTCGAAATGCCAGTAGCCATTAGTTTTCCCCCGCACTTGCTTTTAGGTTAGCCGAGACAATCACAGCGTTGATAGGGTCGCTTACCACTACCTCAAACACTCTATCTCTAGCCATACCTAATCTGCGCCAAATAGCACGATTCTTATATTTACCAATCTTGCCTATGGTTGTCCAATGCTCATTTGAGTAAGTAGAGCCACCATCGTTTGACCATCTCAGCATAGCCTGTGGGTCAGCGCCAACAACCGCATTATTTATAGGAACAGTAATGCCAGTCAAACCAACGCCAGGCTGAAACTGAATCTGTAATTCATCAAAGTATTGACGCTGAAAGTCAGACACCAAGTGAGGTGCGCGTCTTAATCTACGGATATGTTGCCCGTTATCTGTGTAATTATTCTTGTCTATTTCGTAAATTGAGCCATCTTCATAGTCACCCACCAAAACTAGCCCTTGGAATACTGCACAGCAATTACCTCTGTGACGGGTATATGTGCCGTCATTTTCTGTGTATAGCCATTTGTGCCACATTCCAGAGGCTAGGTCATACGCCCAAGTTAACTCTAAAGATGGGAAAGTCACCACATAAACTTCGTGACCTTCAAGTTGATAAGTCCATGCAGTAGCATCGTCAACATATTGATTAGTAATGGAATTCTCAACCGCGTGGTTAGATATGCGTGTAGGCACATAGCCCTTCATCTGCATAATCTGTGCTTGACCTCGGTTGTTGCGAGAAACATAACAGAATGAATCACCAAATCTAGCAAGAGAAAACTTAGCTGCTATGCCGTGTTGGGTGTTAGTGCCTGGTATCCGTTGGAAAGGAAAAGGCACAGCGCCCACATCTGTCCATACCTCAGAAGAAGCCTCACCCATTAGGTAAACTTCGCGGTGGTCAACAATAAGCGCCACTAAGTTATCTGGTGAGCCATCTTTACTAGAGAATGATGTGCTACCAGAAATAGGGGATAACACGCCAGATGCACCAAATTGTTGTGATGATGGTCTGTTGTATACAAAGTAGTTATCAACAATATCGCAAGTCTCACCGCCTGAGAAAGCGCCATCACTTGATGGAAGTACAGTCCAATTAAGGGCGTACATCGTGATGGATGCGATTGTTTGTGAATTGTTTACTGTGTAAGTTCCTGCGCCACCAGTACCCGTTCCTAATGCTGTAATGATGGTTTGGGTCGTGATGCCAGCGCCTTGGATGGTCTGACCAACATACAAAGTGCCGCTTGCAACAGATGCAACAGTTAGGGTCGTGCCAGATATGGCGGCAGTAACAATAGCGCCTGGACTCGATGTATACATCTGACTAGAAGCGATTGATTGCGACAACCCAAGGGTATATGTGCCTGTACCGCCAGTTCCAGTTCCCAAAGCCGTTATAACTGTTTCTTGAAGTGCGCCAACAGCAAATAGGTTTTGACCAACAGCGATAGTGCCAGATTTAACCGAAGTAACAGTCAAAGTCGTTCCAGAGGTAGAACCTGTAAACACGGCGGCAGTTACAGTAGAAATACGCCATGTGTAGCGATATGTTCCGTCTACGATATAAGCGTTGATTCCGTTGTCAGAAATGGTGACTCGACCCGTTGTAGTGTTTAACTGCCCAATCATTGTGGGAGTCAAAAGGCTGTTAAACACATATACATAAGCGCCACAAACGGCAAGCATACGAGTGCCACCAGAAAGAGTGCGTAAGCCCCTAACCTCTTGTTGATTAGGCAAAATGGCTTTAATCGTTAGTCCAGGCGTTGGGTAAAGCGCCACCACGCCTCGGTCACCAGGCTGTTTAAGTGGGTCAACTTCTGGAAGGAAATTGATGCACTCATTCGAGTCTTGGTAGACAGAAGTAGCAGGGTAAGAAGGGCCAACAAAGCCAAAGTCTGCCATTTAGACAAAGCCCCCAGTAAGAATCCAGCCAGCATCTTTACTGCGTGAGTTCATCAGAGCATCTGGGTATCTTGCCACTTGTAGCGGACTCATGTTGTTGCGCTTTAGGGTTGCTTTTGCTTGGGCTGCATAAGCGTTAATCATTTGTATCTGCGTAGGAGATGCTTTGCCATACATAGGCATTAAACGCTCTGCCAAGCACCATCTAAGGCACATTGAGTAGCCTTGTGGCAATACTATTTCGTCATACAAAGTGTTGTATCTGCTGAAAATAGTATTAGCAAACAAGTGCATCTCGCCCTGTGAGGGGTTTGGCCACACAAACAAGTTGCCGGTATCAGCGCCAGGATTAAAGTAAATCGCCTTTGGCCACGGGCCGTTCAGCGTCTTTAAACCAATCATCTCGTAGTCTTGCAAGGCAAGCACAGAAATTGGGTAATCCAACCCACCATTTAGGATAGGTTGACCATTGGATGTGGTGTTAATACGCACAAAAGCAGAGTTAATCTGCAATGGTTTTTCGTAGTAAGCGGTTATCGTTGTCGATGCAGCTGTTTGGCTAATGTTGAGTTTGTATGTACCTTGCTCGTTGACATTGCCGCCAGCGCCCGTCAAAAAGTCCACAATCTTCGTTCCAGAGGTAATACCCGTACCACTAAGGGTTTGCCCTTGTGCCACAGCGCCAGAGCCAATAGCGGTAACAGTAAGCACATCACCAGTAATCGAGCCTGTGAAAGATGCACCAATGAAGTTAGCGGTAGATGCGACAGGGCCAATCGTGTACTGGGTCTGACCGGCTATGACTGGGAAAATAATCTCAGTCACATTGAAAACCATCATGTCCTCGTTAGACCATTGGTCTATGAGGTCGTTAAGCATATCTAAAGCATCTGTCGCAGCTTCCGAAGTCGGTGTTTCACCAGCCTCTAGTGCGCCTATGTCTTTTAATGCTCTGCTAATAATGTCGATGGGTTGCGTCATGGTTTATCCAAGATTTACTGTAAAAACTTGGGGAACCCATGGCAATTTAACCTTGTCTTTGGCAAGATTAGCAAGTTGTTCCGCTAGGCGTGATTCTATTATATTTACGCCCTCTCGCATAGAGTCAGCCTTGACCCAAGCGATTACATCTTCTTCCTTTACTTCTAGCAAAGGCTTACGCAAAACAGGGTCACCAAAGCGCCAATAGCCCTCTGTCTCTACTGTTAGGTCTATGTCTCGCGCTAAAACGCTGTACTTGACTTCTGTAATTAAGCCCTCAGTAGCGTCTATTTCGTGTATTTTCCATTTATAAGTAGTCATATCAACCCTTTGGATATTTAGCCTTAACCGCTTGGCAGTCGGCTATGTATTTGTTAATCTGTGCTTGGTCACCTTTGGCTATGCCATCCAAATAGTCAGTAAACGGGGGATATTCCGTTTGGCGTTTGGCTTTATATGCTTCTGGGTCAACCCATGCGTTGACTGCTGACATATCAATAGTTACATGATTGCCTTGTGCATCAAAAGCACCAGTTCCGTCATCAATAGTGACAACATTTGAATATAACGCTCGAATTGCTTTGTGGTTCATGCCGCCACCTCCATAACTGTTATTGTTGATGCCATTCTTATTTGATTTGAAGAATCAGCATCTTGTTGAGTTTGGTTTATATAAGCACTACCAGAACCAGCAGTCATTGCAATTTGAACTTTGTATGTTGTGCTTGATGTTGTTGATGGGCTATCTAAATAGTTGCCTGAAACAGGAGCAGATGGAATTGATACATCAGCAGAAGAAAATCCACCAAGCGCGGGAGTTCTACTACCAGATGCAGAACCAGCATCAATAACTGTTGAGTCTCTTAATAATTTGACAGAAGCACGACCAGCACCAACATTCTGAGAGCCGTTAATTTGGAATAAAACTAGTATTTTGCTAGATGAACTTGATGGAGTAATGCTTACTGTAAGACCAGTAACATCAACATACGATGTGCTTGTTGTAGAAAATGTATCTTGCTTTATTACGCTAACCACTTGCAACACCCTACCAGAAGATGCTTGCACCGCAGAAGCACTACCCGCTGTTACTGGGAATGTGATACCAGCCGTTCCATCAATGATTGTGGTCATGCTAACTCCTCCTCAGTAGGTCTAGCAAGTGTTGGGTGTTCCCACTTGGCTATGTAATCGCCTTTGCCGTCAGAGTCGTTTTGTAGTGTGATTAAACCATT